TGACTTGGGGCGCTCGCCACGTCCCGCGCGGTAGCAAGCTGGACCACCTGATTAGCCCCCTCGCCGGGGAAGGCTTGGGTCAGATCGGCACGGCTAAACCAAATGTCGGTGTAGCCTCCGCCCGCTTTCGACCCGTGCGGAAGCGCCTTGGGATAGGCCGTGGTTGCCTTGTCGAACGGCGGCGGGGCGTCATAGAAGCGAACATCGAGCCAGTCTATCGGCGTCAGGTTCCGCCGATCAGTCCGCGCGTGATGCGTCCCGCCTGTCAGTTGCAGCAGAACGAACGGATGCGCGCTTGCCGTGACGGTCCCAGCCTCTAGCGCGTCCTGCAACGCCAACTCCGGCGCAGCCGCGCGCCAGTCATCGGCACCTGTCGTCATCGCCAATATGGCCTCGACCATGCCGCTTCCCATTTCGGCATAGTCCCGGCGTTCGTCCGCCAGCACGTCCAGCCCGGCGATGACCTCAACGTCCCGGAAGTAAATCCAGCACAGCGCCTCAGCGTATGACACCCACGGGGCAGCGTGAAACGACCGCGCCCAATGCTCACCCGTCCGACCTCTAATCATTGCGCGGCCTCTCGTATCGGTTGGACATTCGAGGGGCGTTTGCGCTCCCCGACTATTTCAAGCAGCAGAGTTTCCCATGCCTCTAGCGCCCGGCGCTTTTCGGCTAGGTACTCGTTCGCGTCATAGTGAGTGCTGGACACAGCAGCGCCGCCGCCCGTGTCCGTCCCGTGACCCAGCACCTTTGACCGGATGAAAGGCGACACCCCTAGCCGTTCGCTCGTAAGGGCCGTGGAGCCGGTGCGCCGCAGATCATGGACCGTCACGTCCGGCAGCTTGAGCGCAGCCGTCAGGCGGTCGCAGGCGTGGGTTAGGGCGCTAGCCGTGATCGGCTTTTCACCGCCGCCCCGAGGCGAGGGAAAGACAAAGGCCGGCGGATTGGCTGCGTCGCCTTGTGCCAGATTGATCGCCTCCCGAATGAGAGCCACGGCGCGGGGCGGCAGGGGGACGCGGTGCGGCTTGTCCGCCTTCATCCGTTCCGCCGTGATAAGCCATGTCGCGGCGTCTAGATCGAGTTCAGCCAGGGCCATGCCCGCGACCTCCCCCCGGCGCTGCAACAGCAGGGCGCAGAGCTGCAAGGCTATCGCGACCGGGCGACCCAGCCTCACGGCCTTGCCGTCATCGCCCTTGAGCGCGGACGGGTTCAGGATGCCGCCCCACAGTTTCGCCAGTTCGGCGTCGGTGTAGGTCCGGGCGCGGGGCTTCTGATCGTGGAACGAGTCAAAGCCTACGGCGGGGTTCGCCGTCACCAAGTCCTCAGCCATGGCGAAGTTGAACGCCTGCCGAATGATTGCGTGTGTCCGGTTCGTCTGTGCGCCTATGCCCTTTTCAATCATCTTGCGAAGAAGGGCCTTCACGGTCGGGCGCTTCACGTCCTCTAAGGGCAGCTTGCCGAGGCCGGGCCGGATATGCCGAACCGCTATCGCCTTCTCATAGGCGAGGGTTTGCGGGCGCTTCCGTTTCTTTTTCGGCTTCCACTCTCCCGAGGCGCAGGCGCTTTCGTAGGCGTCCAGCAGATCAGCCACCGTGCGGACGACGCGCGCGGCTTCCTCCGCCTTGGCTTGGCGCTTCGCCGCCGCAGGGTCAGCGCCCCGCTCAATCTCCGCCTTGAGCCGTCCGGCCTCCTGCCGTGCGGCCTTGAGGCTCATGGACTTGGCGTCCCCGATCTTGAAGCGCCGGGCAATGCCCTTGGCGTTCCGGTAGCGCAGCACCCACGACTTCACGCCCGCGTCAGTCACGCGGAGCCATAGCCACGGCGCGCCCGTGTCGCTCAGTTCAAGTCGCTTGCCCGGTTCGGCCTTTGCAGCCGTCACCTTGCTATCGGTCAGAAAGACCTTCGCCATTGTGTGCAGTCCCGTCGCCAGACGTGGCGGTCTGTGTCCCCGAGATTTGCGGGGGACACAAAACACCTAGGCAACGATGTGCGCCCGTTTGCCCCGTTGTACAATAGGGCTAGGCAGGGCGGGCCTTTCAGCCGTGGGGATGGATACCCTTAGACACCGATGGAATGGGGGATAACTGCTTTCCTAAAGCAGAGGTCGGGGGTTCGAGTCCCTCCGGGGTCGCCAATCTTTTCAACGGGTTATGTTGCGGCCCGCTTGCCCCTGTTTCGTCGGGGACACACAGGGGACACAAAACACCTTTCGGCGCGGCCTATTTCGTCGGGGTCGCGGCGTAGGGTCGCGAGGGGTCGAACGCCGGTCCAGCGGCCTCAATCATCCGATCAAGGGCAGACGGGGGAGCCGTGACGATGTTAGCCCCGTTCGGGTCTGTGGTGACCGGCGCGCACCAATCCCAGCGCCGCCCGGTCCAAGGCGCAGCGTAGCCGCGTTGTATCAGGGCCTCCCCGGCGTCCGTCGTTCCGTCGAAGGTCACACGGGCCAGCGTCCGCCCGTAGCGGTCCTGTCCCTCGCGGGTGATGCGGAAGCGCCCGAGGTCTGGCGATTCCTCCCGCAAGCGGTCCAGCTCCGACGCAGCAGCACGGGCTAGGCGAGCCTCAGCCCAGCACCGCGACCGGGGCGGCTTCTCCGGCGCGTCGATGTTGGAGATACGGACAGTCTCGCCCTGCCATTCAAACGTGTCGCCGTCGATGATGCGAAACCCGCCCGGCAGATCGAGGCTCGCCGCATCCGCATCAGCCAGGGCAGGGGAGGGGGCGTCAGAGATAGGCGCTCCCGCGTCCAGTGGACGACAGCCAACGACGGCGAGGACGGCAAGGGGCAGCAGCAAAGCAGGGCGCATCCGGCAACGCTATCACAGAACGGGAATCGACAAACCCGGCTGACGCGATGTTCTGTGATTGTTCTTGAAGGCCGCGAGGCGAGGGGCGTAGGACTCCGCCCGGTTTAGGAGCGGAGGCGCTGGCCATGACTAGGGACTTTCCATGGACACCCTCAACCCTTCCCCAAGGAAGCTATGTGTTCGGGGTCTGCCAAGTCTGCCGCGAGGTCCGGTATGTAACCCGCGCAATGATGCTTGAGCGGGCGGGGGACGTAGCGTTCAGCCAGATCGAGCATCGCTTACGCTGCATATCCCGACCGCTACACGGCAAGCGCGGCCCGGCCTGCGGGGGCAAGATGACCCTTGCGCTAGGTTCTATCAGTGGGACCGGTGACCCCGAGGCTAGGGGTGGCTGGCCTTCCCTGCCAACTTTGCCGAGGTAGCACCGGCGCTAGCAGCGAGCGCGGCCAGTGTCAGGCCCGCGCGCGGCGCAGGCTTAAGAGGCTTTCGGGGAAGGCGGAGCCGCTAAGGGCGGTGCGGAGCGCCGGTCAATCCAGCAGCAGCCGCGCGCCCGTTCCGTTCCCGTTGGTTATCTCAACCCGGTTCGCCGCGAAGGCGTCGGTGATCTTCTCCCCCGTGGAGGCGCGATAGTCGCCGCCTGCCTCGATTGCCTGAACCGTAGGCAGGGACACGCCAGCCTCCCGCGCCAGATCGCGCATCGACCAGCCGAGCAACGCCCGAGCGGCCCGACACGCGGGGCCTGTTAGCTTCGCCATGTTTGTACGCCTGTATAAGTTAGGTTGACTTAATGTCCGCTCATCTTATACACTTGTGCAAGTTAGGCAATCCCGCCTAACCGCAGCAGGCCGAGCGGTCCCGTTCAAAGTCCCGCCCGGCCTCTCCCGAAGGAGGCTCACTCACATGAGCAACGTAATAGATAGGCAACTCGCCGCCACGGCTCAACCGGAAGCCGTCATCCATGGCGTTGACGACGTTCTGGATTGCCTTGTGGCGTTCATGAAGCCCCGCCAAGTCGAGAAGGCCCGGCGTCACCTTGAAGCGCACCTTGAGCGCCTTGAGCGTCACGACAGGCTGGCGCGCATCGCGTCAATTCGCTCGCCGTCTGTGAACAGCGCAGAGGCCGAAGCCGCTACCGTTCGCGCCGCCACCGTCCGCCACCTGATCGGGAGGGCCTTCTAATGGACAAGGGCAACAACAAGCGGGGGCTTATGCCCTCGCAACCCGCCGCCGCGTTGTCCGCCCTGGACTTCGCCGCCACAGCCGAAGCCCTCCGCCGTGCCCGCACGGTAGGAGAGGACGCGGCCCGCACGGGTGATGACCTCGCGACCGAAGCCGCCGCCGATCTTGTGGCGGAACTTTCTGACCGTCTCATTTCCACGCCGATCAGCGACCCCGCCAAAATCGCGGAGAAGGTCGCGGCCTTTGCGTGGCTGCATAACACCGCCTCCGGCCTCGATAACCCGGCGCAACAGCGTTGGATTGCCGAGAACGGCGGAGACTCAGTCAAGGGCCTACTGGCAATCTATCTAGACCTGACAGCCGGTCAGCCCCGCATAGACCGCGAGTCATGGTCGCGGGCGGTCGCGGCCTATGACGCGGCCAAGGCCAAGCTGGCTACGGTCACGGAAGCGGAACAGGACAGCGGCGAGGATGTGTCCCCGGAATGGGAGGCCGCAAACGCCGCGCTCTATCAGGCGTTGGACGCCGTGCTTGCGACCCGCGCGCCGGACGCTTCGGCAATGGGCCTGAAAGCCCGCATCGTTGTTGAGCATCACTGTATCGAGTGGGACGGGGACAGCGCCACCGACCCGGCGTATGTGTCGCGCCTGCTGGCAGGGGAGCCGAACGAGCGGTTTATCGCCGCCATCTATCAGGACGGGCTAGCCCTCTCCGGCGACACGGGACCGCTTTTCACGGCCCAGCCCGCCCCCTTCGACCCGGACGCTTGGCTTGCCGAGGTTGAGGCCCGCACAGGGTCCAAGCTGACACCGACCGACCCGTTCGGAAACGCTGCGTTCCTCAGTGGCGACGCGGCCACGGCGAACGCGGCGCTTAAGGCCCTTCACCCCTGCGACAATCACGAAGTGATTATGTCGGGGCGGATGCGGGCAGATCGGGAGCAAGAGCGCGAGCGGCGGTCCACACCGACCCCGCCCGCCAACCTTCGGAGCATCTTCCTCAATGGCCTGTTGAACACCTTTGCCGAGGGCGGAGAGCGCGAGGCTATGCGCGCGGACCTCGCCTCCCTTGGGCTGGTGGTCGAATGAGCCGGTTGGACACGGGCGAGGCTTCGGCTTCTCCCGCCTTCGACGCTCGCGGGTTCCTGCGAGAGTTTGAGGCCATCGGCGGTCAGGTCATCACCAACGGCCAGTCCTTCGCCGTGATCTATCCAGCCGAGACGGACGTTATCCCGACAGCCCTGATTGAGTGGGGGGCCGTGGTCGAAGCCGCACAAGAGCGGGCGCTATATGGGGCCTAGGGCTGAAACCGCCTGAAACCTGAAACCTTGAGGGCCGCTCCCTAGCCGGGGCGGTCCTTCTCGTTTGTGGGCGGGGCCGCGCCGGGTCACTCAGCGCGGCCCCCTCGATACCCTCGCCGGACGGCCACGCGGACAAGGGCGGCGAGATGCCTAGCTAGCTTTCGGCTAGCCCTGTCTCGACACACGCGGGGCGCAGCAGCGTTGCCACGTCCAGCGCGTCAGCTTCCGGGTCATCCAGCGTCAGGACTTCGGATAGATCGCCCTGGGCCTCACCCGCTTGGCTGTGGTGATGCGGAGGCCGGGCAAATCCCGCGCGCCCTTGCCGGTCACGGCGCAGGGCAAACCCGCCAACGAAAGCGCCGGCCATCAGGCGTTGCCCTCGTGCGGAACCGACGCCCAATCGCAAAAGATCAGATAGCCGAACCGTTCATCGGCCATGCCGTCCGCTTGCAGGGACAGGCCGAACATCACGGGCCGACCCAATAGCCCGGCCTTGTCCGCTTCGGTCAGGTGAACGCCCAAGCCGTCCGCAGTCGCAAAGACCCGCGAGCCGTTCGGCGTCGGTTCATGCGTCAGGGTTCCGAGCAACGCGCCCTGTTCTCCGATGACCATTTCGGCGGAGAAGGTTTCAGGAACGGGAGCGGTCCACACCCACCCGAATGTTGAGGGGCCGGTTTCGCTCAGGAAGTAGGGCGGGAACATCACCGCCATGTCACGGTCGATCATTGCGAGAGCAAGCCTCCGGTTCGGCGCTGCGTCCCCAGCAAACCGCCCTGTTGAGGCGGCGGAGACACGGGGCGCGCGGGATTGAACACCGGGGCAGGCGGCGAGCCATAGGCCCCACCCCGGATGCGTTGAGCCTCAAGGTAGCGGGCGGACGTGTCACCGTTCTGGAACCGGCGCTGCCGTATCATCGGGACAAGTGACGCGGCGTCGCGTCTGGCAGACAACACCGGGCGGAGCTGGACCCATGCCGCCCGCAACGGGCCGATTTGTTCGGGGGCCAGATCGGACGGGGCCTTTTCCAGATAGAGCCGGGCGCGGAGTTGCGCGAAGGCTTCCGGGTTCGCCCTGGCGATGCGTTCGGCAATCGGGAGTGGGTCCATCCGGTCCTTTTGCTCCCAACCCCGGACGCCCGTTTCAATCAGCGCGTTCCGCATATCGGCCTGAGCCAGATCAGCCACAGCGTTGTCGATCGTGCGGCGGTCCTGCGGGGTCAGGGGAATGACCGCGCCCTGACTGTCTCGCAGATCGCCTTCCCGCACAGCGGTTCTGAAATCGCTGTAGGTCGCGACAACCTTTTGCACCCTGACAAGCGGGTGAACGATAGACCCGCCGTCCGGTCCAAACGCCTTGACCATGACATAGGCCCGGGCCTCCGGTGACAGGCGGTTCAGATAGGTCGCCGCTTGTTCGTCTTGCCCGTCTCGCATCAGCGCGCGGAACGAACCTTCAGCTTGCGTCAGGTCGCCGCCGTCCTTGGACACTTGGTCCCAGAACTCGCCTTGCGAAATCGAGCCGCGCGAAATCGAGCGGGTGAAGCGCCGCGCGAGGAACATATCTTCCGGCCCGGCAGCGGTACGCGGACGCCCGGTCACGGCCTCACCGATCAGGTTAGAGCCTTGCAGGACATAGCGGCCCAGCGAGCCGCCAAAGCCGGTGATCGCGTAATCAGCCACGGCAGGAGAGACGTTGAAGGTGCGACCGATCAGCTTCCCAAGGTCCGAGGTGTAGCTGTTGAACTGCAACTCCGGGTCAACCGTCCCCCTCAGGTGATCGGGAACGATAGGCCGTCCGAGATAGTCGCGGTTCGATGCGATGTTGAAGGGAACCGACAGCGCCGGAATCTCAGAGGGCGGGGCAATGGTGTGGCGGAAGTCGGACAGCAGGCGTTCGCCCGCCGTGGGGTCTTTCAGGACCGTGCCTTCAAACCCGCGTTCCAGAATGTTGGAGACGGTCGCCAACTCGAAGGGCTTGGGAATGAAGATCCAGCGCCCGCCGATCTTGGCCACCCAATGCGTTGCCCGCAGCCGGTCGTTTATCTCCTGATATTCCGGGTCGTCGGCGTAAAGCATCCGAAGGCCCAGGCCGAGCGCACCCAGCGCGGAGATTTTCGCCCACGCCTTGTAGGCATGGCCAAGCGCCCGCTTTTCGGCAGGCGTCCGGGCTTCCCGAGAGAGGGGCGTCAGCAGGGCCTTGAGGTCGCCGCCCGCCGTCAGAACGCGGGTCGATTTGTCCAGACCTTGAAGGGCTGCGTTCAGGAACGTGACGATGCGCGAGGCCGTCAGCATCTTTGAGCCACGCCGGGCAAAGTCGAGGTAGTCCCGTGACGTGAAGCCGCTTTCAATCAGGGCTTCATAGTCAGACAAGCCGCGCGCCTTGGCTTGGTCGAAGCCCTTTTTGAAAACGCCGATGCGGGTTGAGGTTTCGGACAGGTCCGTCAACTCAGCGAGGCCGCGCCATGAGGCGTAACGCTTCACCTTCCACCCCTTGCGGCGAAGGTGCTGCAACTGCGCTTCCGCTTCCGCGTCGGTGTGGGGGAACGGCCTTTGCGTCGCCGCCGTGTTGGCTCCGCCGCGCATCCCGCCCGCCGCTGCGTATCGCTTCGCGGTCTGGCCTTGCGCCAACTCCATGCCGCCGCCCCGGATAGTGTCGAGGACGGGCACAAACCCAACGTCGGTGTTTATCCAAGTGGCCAGCGAGTCGCGGACGATGTTTGCCGCCATGAACTCAGGCGACAGGGTTACGCCGTAGCGGAGAAGCTGCGTTGCCGCCGCCATGCTATCGACCACGACGTTCCGAAGCTCTTTGTTCATCCCGGCCAGAGCCGAGAACATCTGTTGCCCGAACTCGCCATCGGCCAGCAGCAGCGGGGTTTTCTTTCCGTCCCGCCAGACGAACACCACAGCCTCACCCTTGCGGGGCGAGAACTCGGTTTGCTTGAACAGCGTCACCTTTGCGTCGTTCGCTTGGGCGTCGTCCGCGAACTTCTGCATAGTCGTCAGATCGCGACCGCTCAGGCCCATTTCCTCAGCGGTTTTCGTGAGGGCGTCCGCCGCGTTGACGGTAAAGGCTTCAATCTCTTTCGCGGGCAGGCGTTCAACGATAGCGCCCGAGCCACGGCCCGCCGCCTCCGCCATATCGTCCAGCGCCTTCATCACGTCGTTGCGCTTGATAATGGCGTTCAGCTCATACGACCGGCGCATGATCGAGGACAGCGGCGAGATAATATCCCGGCTGGACCCCTCAAGCTGCTTAACGCCCCCGGCGAACTGAAGCGCGCCGCGAGGCTTGCCGCCTTTGCCGCCCGGTCCCTTGTCCGACATATCCCGGTTGAAGGGGACGTAATCGGTGTGCGTCAGCCCGTTGTCGTAGGCTTCGCGGGTAATCAGCCCGGCGTCATATTCCTTTTTCCAAAGGTTGTTCAGGTACTCATAGACCTGGCCCGCAGCCTTGGCCCACGTCGGGTTAGCGGCCTCAGCGTCCGCGATGACCTGTTCATGAAACGCCTTGGTGTTGCGGTCGGGCGGGTTCGGCAGATCGCCAGCGGCGTAACGGTCCCACAGGTGAACGGCCCGGCGCGAAATCAGATAGGCGTCAAACTCGCGCGTCGCGTCTGGCTTGAACTTGCCGGTTCGCCCGGTCGCCAGTCCGGCAGTAGCCAGAGCATCCGCGAGCGAGGCCCCGGCAGGGTCGAGGCCCCGATACGGAACAACCCCGTTCATGAGGTCATTGTGTCCGGCTGCGTAGGCTTCCCGCGACAGGCGCGACAGGGCGTAGGGGCTAGCGGCCCGTTTCAGGTCCAGCTTTTGCCCGGTGTTCTCAAGGTAGAGCGCGGCAAGCTTGCGCTCCGCCACGGCCAGCGGGTGCAAGTCGTCCATGACCGCCGTGTAAATGTCGTCCACCACGCGGCGCAGCGTTGACCCCGGACCCGTTCTCCGAATCTCGTCCAGCAGATCGCCCACCGGACCCTTGCTCCCCGTGTAGGCAATCGACCCTTTGGCCACGTCGATAGAGGCCGAGGACAGCAGGTTTTGATAGCCGCCTTGAACGGCCTTCATCCCGGCCAGAGCTTCCGGCGCATCCTTCGCCATCGCCGCCTCGAAAGCGTCGAAGAACGCGGGGGCGATGCGGCGGGCGTGGTCCGGGTTCGTCAGATACCAGCGGCCAAACTCCGCGAAGCCCTCTTGCCGCTTCACAGCCTGACCCGCGCCCGGATAGGCCAGCGACTTGAGGTGATCGCCATGCGTCTTAAGGGCAGCAGCGAGCGCCGGTCCCTTCAACTCGTACTCAAGGGCGTGGGTCGCCTCGTGCGCCAGCACGTCCAACTCATCGACCGCCTTTGTCCGAACCACACCGGACCCGGTGTCATAGGTTCCGAGCGCGCCGCGAGCGCCGACCCGGCCTTGACGATGCGTGAGGCCAAGCGCCGTCCGCAGATCAGCCGCCAGATCGGAAACCGACTTGCCGCCAAACTCAGCGCCGGAGCCACGGGCCACAGCATCGGGCCGGGGAGCGTCGCGAAGCCCGCCGACACCCTGCCCCGAGGACTGCACCGTCTGGCCGATGCGGTCGGCGTAACCCGACATATCGACCGCGAGCGTTTCCCCCATGGTGAAGGGGCGCGAGGGGTCAAAGCCGGACCTTGCAGCGAGCCGGGCCGGAGCCACGCCATCATCGACGGTAAACGGCTTGGCGGGATTGAAGGCCGGGGCCTTGGCGACAGTGAACACCGGGCGACCGTCCGGGGCCTCCCAAGCGCCGCTCACCATACGCGCGGCGGGGTCGCGGGTGACGACATAGCCGCGTCGGCCTAGGGCCTCATAGACGTTGGCCGCTACCGGCCTGACGATAGAGTCAGACAGCAACCGCCCGCCCCTTTCGGTGGCGGCGTCTGCGGCGCGCTGGTAGATTTCGACGCCATAGCCGCGCCCCTGCATTTCCGGGGGAAGGGCCGTGCTTTCTAGGCGAAGGTCGTTGCCCTCGCGCCTGCCCCACATCATCGGAACGTCGCGAAGGCGTCCCTCTTGGAAAACCCGGAAACCGTCCGGCGTGTCTTCCGCCCGGAAGCGCGGGGCCTCGTCACCGGCAGCGGCCACGGCCCGGTCAAAGGATGCCGAGCGCATGGGTTCCGCGCCCATCGGGCTACCGTCCACAGCGCGAGGCGAGGCCGGGTCAATGCCAAGGGCCGAAGGGTCCATAGGCCGGGGTGACAGCGTGTCAGCCACATACGGGGATGCTTCCCGCGACAATGGGCCATCGGCCAAGGCGGTCGGGGCAACAGTCGAGCCGCCGCCGAAACCCTCCGACAGTCGAGCGCGCACCTCCGCCACCGTCCGGGGCTGACCGTCCCGGTAGAAGATCGAGCGGTTAGCGTCCGCAGCCTCCGGGAACAAGCGGCTAGCTGGGGCCGAGGGGTCAGCGGTCGCAAGCTGGCGAGCGCCGCCCATCCCGAGAAAGTGGGCCGAGTACAGTTCACCGTCAGTCGGGGCGCGGCCCAGCACGTTCGCCAACTCGCGGGCGTTGTCCTGCGAGTGGAGGGCGGCGGCGGCTATGGCCAGCTCGGGGTTATCCCGCAGCGACAGGACGCCTTCGCGGTCGCTCCGAATGAGGGCGGGCACGTTGGACAGGCCCAGCCGGTCACCGTGACGGGTCAGGGTTTCAAGCCAGGTCGCTTCCGTGAACTGATACAGGCCGCGCGCCGAAGACGTTCCGGCTTGAGCGGTCGGATTAAACGACGATTCCCGGTTGGCAAGGCTCGCCAGATAGTCGGCTGACACCCCCGTCTCAGATGCCGCCCGGCGAATGGCCGGAGCGAACGCCTCAGGTATTGCCACGCGGGGGGCCGTGGAGGGGGGCTGTGCGCCCAAGTCGGAGCGGGCGGGACGGCGACGGCCACCGGGGCGAGCGATGGACTCAGGCGGGCCGGGAAACGGGCCGGACGCCATAGCCGCGCCATCAAAGGACGGCAGCGGATTGGCAAACCGCGCGCCCATCTGGTTGCTGGCATTGCCTACGGCCCATCTGGCGTAGTCGAAACCGCGTCCGGCAGCGCGAACGCTCGGACCAAAACCCACGCGCCCCGCATCCATGCCTCCGCTCAGGGTCGCACCGACCCCAGCAGACAGAAGGGTTTGGAAAGGGTCGTATCCGTCTTGAGTATCGGACGCCACGTCCAGACCTTGCGCAAGCACGTCAGCGCCCGCGTTAGACGCGCCAGCGGTCGCCGCGTTTCGGACAACCTGTTTGCCGACCTGCGCGACGCCTTGCCGTCCGGCCAAACTACCGCCGCCACCAATCCAGCTAGTCGGGTCCAGCGCGCCGCCGACAACCTGCCCGCCGAAATAAGCCAGTCGGTCGCCAGTGTTTCTGATCGGGTCAGCCGCCGCCCTGGCCTCATACTCCGCGCGCCGCGCGCGCTCCCGCTCCGCAGCTCCGTTCGGTATCGAAACCTCACGCCCCGTCAGCGCCCCGACTATCCGGCGCGCGATGCCCATTTCAGGCAGGCGGGACATTGAGGCAAACGGTTGCCCGCTTGGATTGTTGAGGCGCTGGTACGCCTGCGTCGGGCCACGTTGGAACCCGTCGTAAATGTTCTCACCCGCCCGTGCCCCCATGCTCCGGTCAAGAATAGGGCCAGCCGAGAAGGGGCGAGACGGGTCGAACCCTCCCGCGTTCGTGTAGGGCCGGGACGGGTCGAACGCTTGTTGCGGCATCAGCCCACCGGAATCATTTGGTTGCCTTGGCGACGGTAGGAAACCCCGTCCTGCGTCACGGTTTGACCGTTGGCGATGCCGGGGAACGGGTCACCGGCAGGCGCAGGGGCAGAAGCAGCCGGTGCCGGAGCGCCACCACCAGCGGGAGCGCCAGGAGCGCCCGGCATAAGCCCAGCCCACGGACTCTGTTGTTGTTGCCGCTGGTAGTTGGCCCACAGCGCCCGCTCCCCTTCGGTAAGCGACGTTTCACCCAGCGTCGCGATCTTGGCGAGGATTGGTGCGATCACATCGCCGGTTGAGTTCGGAGCGGTCAGGGCCTCGCGCTTGTAGTCCAGCTCCTGCGAGAACTGGTTGTCTTCCGCTTGCGCCCGGCTCTCACGGTACTGGCGTTCCCATTGGCTTTCGTCCTGGCGGAAGCCAAGATCGCTATTGCGGAAGCGTTCGGCCTCTTGAGCCGCGCGGATTTGTTCGGCCAGCGTCCGTTCGCCCCGGTTGTTGTCCAGAACGCTATCAGCGCCGACCGCGCCGCCTACTGCCGAGGCAAGGCCACCCATGCCGGGGAGCCGCCAATCCTGCCCTTGGCTATCAAGATAGGCTTGCCCGCTTTCGTAGGCTCCAGCCTTGTCAGCGTCTGGCGCGCCCATGATGGCGGCAGCGACACCGCCCACCACTCCGCGACCTTCAGCACGGTTGCGAGCGCCGCGCACGTCGCGGCCATCGTTCACGCCCTCAAGGTTCACCAAGCCTGCCATGTCCGGAGCCTGACCGAGTTCGGCCATCCTCATTCCGTAGCGGTTCGGGTCAAACCCTTGCGGACCCGAGGCATAAGAGAAGGCGTCCCGGTGCGCGTCAGCCGCAGCCCTTTCACGGTCGCGGCCCTCGCGTTCGGCGCGACGGTCGCCAGCAGCGCCGCCGAACAGAAAATCATCAGCAGCGTTCCCGACCCGAGCCATCAAGCCACGCGCAGGCGGCACCGCAGCCGGGCCACGTCCAAGGCCGGGGGCAGGCGCGCTGGCCAGCAGCCCACGCGGGCCTTCCGCCTTTGCGCCCGTGGAAAGAAGGCCCCCAGATGACGGCTTCGCGGTCATCCCGCTCGGAGGCAAGGACAACGGCAAAGCTGACGCGCCGTTGCCGATGTTCGGGCGGGCTTGGACAGATCGCAGCGCTTGTTCGATCAGCGAGGGGGCGGGCGCCACGGTTCCGGCAGGGATAGAACCCGACAGCAGGCTGTCACCCATGCCAGGCTTGCCAGAGCCAAGCAGGCCGCCAGCGCGCTCCTCTTTTGCGATCTCGCGCAGAACATCTTCAATGCTGCGGTTCGGAGTTGTGCGAGCCATTGTCCGCCTCACTTCCCGTAAGGGGTGAACGAAAAGCCGACATTGGTAGTGCGGCCCGATGACCTGCCCGAGGACGTTCCCGAGCGGTTGTCCGTCGTCTCGTTGCCGTACATCGACATAAGCCGCGCGATCAGGTCTTGAACGCCCAAGTCGTACTCGTTGCGCCCGGCGTTCTCTTGCGACGCAGCGCCCAAGGCTTGCGCGTAGCCAGCCGAGTTAAGGCCCGCGAGGGTCGAGGCGGCGGTGCGGTCAAACTGGCCGTCCAACTCCGCTTCATAGATGCCTCGACGGTCATCACCGAACGCACCGGCCTTCGCAAAGTCGGCCTTGCGGCCATTCCTGGCCACGTCGCGGTCGTAGCTCAGTTGCGCCATCGTCGCGTCGCGCACGTCGGCGGAGTAGGGATCTTGAAAGTCACGAACCCGGCTCATATCCAGCGGGTTGTAGGTTTTTGCCTTCAGGCTATCGATGCCGCCTGAAAGCATCCCGGATGCGCGGTCCGAAAGCTGCGTCGTGTTCGTCTCGTTGAACTTTGCGGACTCTTTGTTTTTCGAGGTTCCCTTGCCCCCGGTCATCGTGAACGACATCTTTCAAAAAGCCTTTTCAACAGTGGCGAGCGCGGGCGGGGCATAGCCAAACCGACGGAGCCAGCGGACCCAGCCCTTGCGGCCAGATGCGCCGCCATGCGAAGCGCCGGCCATCCGGGCGAACGCCTCAATCTTGGGGGTCAGTTCCTCAATCGCGCGAAGCGAGCCGCCAGCCGCGATGACGTGAAGGGCGCGCATCCGGGGCGAAAGAATCCACTCAGTCACCATTGCGCCGTCAGGGGCGTGGAACAGGTGAAACCATCCAGCCTTCACGCCTTCGCGGACTTCATCCAGCGTCAGGCCCGCGCCCTTGAGGGCACCACGAATCCAAGGCTCGCACCGGGTCAGCTCCGGCATAAGCCACGGTTCAGCCGTGGTCAGATTTTGCGGGGCCACATAGCCTTGAGCCGCAAGGATCGAGCCGAAGGCGGAAATGGCGTGGCCGGGGCTTGAGGCTGGCCATGTGGCGGAGGTGACGGGGGTTTCCATGCCGCCGACATTGACGGAGCGGGGCTAGCAGAAAAGGACCGCTAACGGGAAAGACAGGGGCCGATTAGCGGGGGCTGTCGTCACAAACCTGCGTCCCGTATTGTCCGGCGACACAGCCTCAGCAGTGCCAGGACCTGACCCTTGGTGGCCACAGCCTCCGTCGTGCGCAGGCCGTGGCTATAGTTGCCGTTCAACGGTCCGCGCGGCGCGCCTGGGCTCTTTCCGCCGTGCATCCGACAGCGGCGCTTCCCTTTGATCGCGGGCGATTGGCAGGGCGTCCCCGCCCGTGTCTTCGCTCCGCATCGGCAGGCCCGGCGCAGGCGCATAACTAACGGCTCCGAAGGCGGGTGCGTGGGGTTGCGGGAAATCTGACAAGCCTCCCCCCTGTCCGCCCCCGGTGTTGACGACGGTTTGGGTTCTCGCATCGACATAGACGTACCGGACCTCGACTTGTTGCTTTCCGCCCGTGCGGAGTTTGTGGAACGCCTCAGCCAAAGCCGCCGTGGTGCGGGCGGTTTGATTGAGCATCCGGTTATGATCGGCTAGCGCGCTCCGGTCGTCAGCGCGGGCCGTGTGACGAGCCTGCGTCATTGCCGAACCGTGCAGGCCAGCCAGTTGCAGCAGCAGCATCGTTTCAAGGGAGCTACGCGGCTGCATATCCGCAACAAAGGCTAGCGCCGCCTCTGCCCCTCTCACCGATGCGACGGCGGTTGCTTCATCCGTTGGCTTCGGGCCGAACCCGGCATTGAGCGCGGACATCAGCAGGAAGTCCGCCGCGCGAGGGTCGTTCGCCCCCAGGGCCTCGGTCAGTTGCGCCGTAAACCCGTTCGCGTCGTTGTGCGGTGCGCCGACCATGAGGCTCCCGCTCCACCCTGCCTTAAGGTGCGGGAACGCTGACTGCGCCTCGGCCCGGCGTTCGCGCTCATTGATGATGCGACTAGCCGCCGCCTTCCCGGCTTCCTTCTCGCGGTCGTCCGGGTCGGGCTTGCCCTCCTGTTTGGCGAGGTCTTTTCGCGGTGCCTTGGCTCTAGCCATGCTGGCCTCCAATGATGACACCCAGCCTGACAGGCCTTGGCCGGCGGAAAAGGTCCGCTAGTGATTGATTGCGGGTCCGATCAGGCTGCACGGCGTTCGGCCTCATCCAGCGCATCCACCCCAGCTAGCGTTATCTCCAGCCCCGAGGCCCACAGTCCGTTGTGGAGCGTAGCCACATGACAGGCGACGGCATCTTGCAGGGCCAGCGCTGACTTGTACTCCGCCAGCTTCATCCGCTGCCAATGCTCCATTGGCCCGGTCGGAACTGTGCCTGTCTCAACAAGGTCGTTCATCCCGCGTATGGCGGTGGCGACGTAGAGCGCGCGGGACATTCCACACGCAGCAGCAGCAGCGTCCGTTCGCTGAAGTTCGCTGTAGGTGATCGACCCCTTGACGATCTCTCCCCGCTTCTCGCCGTTGACCATGCGAGGGCCGCGCGGCTGGTGACGAAGGTTCGTCATGCTGCGGCCCTCCATTCCGTCAGGACGTGAAAGGGAACCCAGCAGCCATTATCCTCCGGCTTCGGTCCCATAGACCCCACGTCCCACGCGCCGCGCTCCCGATAGCCCGAGAGAGCCGAGCGCCACACATCGTCATCCCATGCCGAAACCACGGCCAGCGGCTTGGCGTCGCCTCCCGCCTGGCCGATCCGCTTCGCCGCCGCCGTCAGGTAGCTTTGCGGGTCCTGCGTCCCCTTGAGGTCAGCCGCCGTGATCGAAGGGAGCAGGCGGTGCGGATCAAGCTTGTTGTCCCGCAGCAGTTTTCCGAACAGGGACCGGGCCGCCTTCTCGGTCATCCGACCGCTTGCCGTGAGCAGAGCGACCGCTTCTCGCCATGCCCTACCGTCCGGCGTCTCGTTCGCCCCTAAGGGAATATTCCCTCTCCCTCTCCCTTCGCAGCCTAAATCGGTGCTTGGGGCAGTGCTTGGGGCAGCGGTTTGGCTGCTTGGGGCAGGGTTATTCTCTGCTTGGGGCAGATACCCCAACTCGCGGGCCGCAGCAGGGGCGACGACGGCGAGGCAGGAAAGGGCCTCTTGCCGGTCCCGAGCGAAGGACGCCGGGTCATATTTGAACGTGTCGTATCGGGCCGCCGAACCCTTGGCGCTTTTCTCTCTATGGGCGATGCGCTCAATCCATGCGCCTAGAGCCTTCTCCGCCACCACGGGATGATAGAGCCGCCCGTCATCGCAGAGGGTCCAACCCTTCAAGGCCATTTCCGAGACGGCCCGCCAGTCCGCGAGGACCAGCCCCGTCGCCTTGGCCAACAGGCGCTCATCGTTGGCCATCGACGCGGCCGGAACCTGTGTCCAAGAGCGACACCACAGGGCCAGCGCCGCCTTGAACTCGTCGCCAGTCGTCAGGGCGAACAGGTCCGAGTCGAGAAGACGCGCGCACTCAAGGGGCATAAATGGCAGACCGCGCAGATCACAAGCGGCTGGCGTGAGGGGAGCGGCCATCAGTTGCGCCCCCCTGGAATGAGGTTGCCGACCGCCGACGTTTCCGGCGAACACCACGCATCGACGCAGCCGGTGGGGCCGTGGCTGTTCTTTTCCAGCAGCAGGGACAGGCGGCCTTGCGCCTTGGAAAGCTTGGCCTCGCGCTCCGCACGTTCAGCCGGCCCCTCGGACGAAGGATCTAGCGGCGGGCGGAGATAGTAGGCCGGGCGGTAGAGCATCACCACAGCGCGGGCGTCTTCCTCAATCTCCCCGGCCTGTCGCAAATCGGACAGGGTAGGGCGCTTGTCGTCCCGTCCCTCAACGCCCCGGTTCAACTGGCAAAGCGCGACGACAGGCACCTTCAGACGCTTGGCCATTTCAGCCAGGGCACGGGACACATCGGCCACTTCGGCGTGTTTGGCTCCCTTCCGGTCCTTGTCCGGTCGGACGATGCCGAGGTGATCGACAATCACCGGCCCCGGCTTGATGCCTTGCCGCTTCCACTTCCGATGCGCCCGGCGAACCGCCGCCTCGATACGAGCCACGGTCAGACCGGCGCGCACGTCCACCAGCACCGGCAGGCGCGAAATCACAGCTTGAGCCGCGTTCAGCTTCTCCCATTGAACCGGCGTCAACGTCCCCTTGGCGGCGGACAGATACCACGGGTTCCCGTCCGGCCCCGGCTTGCCGCTAAATGTGGGGTCCGCCCGGTCATGGGCGGTGGCGCAGGCCATGCGCAGGCCGATAGGGTCCGCCGACATTTCCAGCGATATGAGCGAGGTTCCGAGGCCACGCGCTGCGTTGGCCAAGGCGATGCGGACAGCCACACCCGTCTTCATCATCCCAGGACGCCCGGCGACCACCACGGACTCACCCGCGTTCAAGCCCCCGGTTTCGTTGTCCAGATCGTCAATCCCCCATGTGTAGCGGATTGCCCCGTCGCGGGCCTTGGCGTTGGCGACGGCATTGGCCACCAGCGCCCCAGCGTCTAGCCATTCGTCGGTTGCCCCGAGGCTGGCGATCTCAGCAAGCTGCGTTTCAAGGTCAGCGATCAGGGATTGCCCGTCCCGGTCAGGGTCGCCCGCATCGCAGGCCGCCGCCGTGGCAGCACCCACCAGCGCCCGCCGTGTAGCGAGGTCGGCAATCACTCCGGCGTGGGCCTGGGCGGCATGGGGCGCGGCCTTATCCACCAGATCGGCCAGATACCGGAGGCCCCCAAACTCGTTAAGGGCCGGGTCGGTTTTCAGCTTCTCAATGACGGTCGTAGGGTCAGCCCTCAAGCCAGCCCGGACCATGCCGACCGCGACAGCGTAAAGCCGTTGGTGGAACGGTTCGGAGAACGACTCCGGCTCCAACAGGCCCGCAAAGTCGTCTAGCCTGTCGTTCAGGTAGAGCAGCGAGCCAAGGACGTTCTGTTCAGCCGGGAGGTTCTTTAGCGAGGGTCTGTCAGGAACCGAAAAGGCCACAGGTGCAAAGGCGTTCACTGTTCCGCCTCCGCTGCGTCGGCGGCGTCAGCCGAGTTAAGCCAGTCCTCGCGCTCTTTCGCCGTGGTCAGCCGGACTTGGTGGGTCTTTCCGCCCATGCCCGTCTCAACCCGCCCGCCCGTGTCGATGACAAGGCCGAGGTTCCGAAGCTCAGAGATACGGGGCCGGACGACGTACCAGTGACGGCCCGTCCGTTCCGCGATTTGCTCCGCCGTAGAGGGACCGTTGGCCAGCAGATCGGCCATGACCTCAGCCTGTCGCGCGCCCAGCTTGCGAGCGAAGCCGTAGGCCGCTTCCCGCCCCGTCTCGATTGTGCCCTTAAAGCCGGGCGTGGTGTCAGGGTAGGTCAATGAGCCAGCCCCCCGAGCGAGGGCAGGGAGTCAGCGCGCCCGAACCAGTCAGCGGCCATCCCGGCATAATGTCCGGCCAGTCGGTCCAGCGTGAGGCCGGTTGACCCCGGATGCTCCCGAGCCGCAGCACGGCACCGCAGGGCAGCGGCGTTCAGTTCATGGGCCGTGTGCAAAGCGTCGTCACGGGTGCGCGGGTTGAACAGCGGAGCCGGGGCCTTGAGTTTCGAGGGGGCTTCGGCTATTTTCGTTCCTGTCCCGCCAGACACATGAACGACCGAGAGGCCCGCCCGCGAAACCCGCGAGGCGGGCTTTTCAATGTTTGGCATGGTTCAAGCGGCCTCCATCTTGGAGGCGAACCACGCATCGACCACGGGAGCCGGGAAGGCCACGCGGTTAGCGGTGATCTTGACCGGGCGGGCAATCTCGCCGCGCTCAATCAGGTTATAAACCGTCTGTCGGCACAGCGTGGACCGCTGGCAGAACTCAGGGATGGAAACGAAGCGGTCAGCCGCTGCGGTCATCGTTTGGGGCCTCCTGTGTCCCCGCTGACCGGGTTGGTCATTGCTGGACACAGGAGGAAGGTGGAGGGCCTAAAGGGGGAAGAACAAGGCGGGAACATCGGGGGGAATGAGGGGGAACCGCAAGTTTCTATTCCCCCCTCCGCTACCCCTTCGCGGCCTTTCGCAGCATGGCCGCAAGATCGAGGCCCACGGTTCGGGACCGCGCTTTCATACTCTCAAACACGCTCCCCTCAGTTTGTCCGGGCTTGGCATATCCAGCCGCGTGAAAGGCAGCGGCGACCTTTCGCAAGATCGCTAGCTTACCGACCTCCGCCCCTTCGGCGCGCAACTCCGAGACAGCATCGGCCAGGGCGGCGGCGCTACGCATAAAGTCCGTCTGACTTGGGGCGCTCGCCACGTCCCGCGCGGTAGCAAGCTGGACCACCTGATTAGCCCCCTCGCCGGGGAAGGCTTGGGTCAGATCGGCACGGCTAAACCAAATGTCGGTGTAGCCTCCGCCCGCTT